GACGCCGCGGCCGTCGGTGCGCATGAATGCGAGGAAGCCGACCTGGCCGGTCTCGACGTACTTGTCCGTGATCCGGAAAAGCGTGAGGTCCATCACGCGCCGGATGAAGTAGTTCGAGAAGTCTCCGGAGAGGATCGACTTCGCGCTGGCCGCCATCTGGGGCATGTCCTGGTTGATGACATACGGATAGCCGAGGATGGTGTCGGGCTCGCGCACGGCCAGACCCGGGAGCCAGAGAGGCCGGCCCTGGCTGTCCTTCAGCTTCTTGATGGCCCGGAGCGTCTGATCGTGCATCATGAAGCGGGCCCGGCGGCGGTAGGCCGGCTCGAGCGCGTGCTCGAGATCGACGATGTCGTCGTATGTGACGGAAGTGGTCTGGCCGTTGGCGCCGGTCTTGCCGAGGGTCGAGAATGGCACGACACCCTGCGGCTGGTTCGTGCCCGTGCCGGTGGTGAAGTGCTGATTGGTGATGCGGCCGATGCGCTCGCCCAGCTTCTGGGCGATGTAGGCCTCGATGTCGATCGCCGAGTCCTGCAGCAGCTCGAACGGCACGAGCACGGTCTTCGAGCTGTACTTGTACGCCTTCAGCACGACCTGGCCGAAGGCGATGTCCTGCGCCGACACAGCCGTATTCTCGGCGACGATCTCTCCGACCTGCGCCGTGTCATTCGCCGTCGGGATCGGCATGTCGGCGCCGGTGGAGGTCTGCAGCACCGTGGCGCCAGCCGCCTCCACGCCGCCGAACTCCTTCATCGCGTCGATGAGGCGGCGGTAGAAGTCCTGCGCCACCGTGAAGCCGCCCGCCGATCCGGTGATGGCCGACTGGGCGCGGTACTGGCTCAGCACGTCCCGCTCGTCTGGGCTCAACGCCTCCATCCCGCCACGGATCCAGTGCAGGATGGCCGAGCGGTACAGTTCCGGCTCGCTGCGCTCCGCCGTCTCGCTGGCCTGGCCGCGGACGGGCTGCTCGAGGTCCTGCGAGAGGCTTTCGACCTTCTCGGCCGCCTCGATGGTTTTCAGCATGCGGTCGGCGTCGGCCATCATGCGGTCGAACTGCGCTTCCTGTTCTCCCGTCATGGTCTGGCCTTCCGGCACGCTGTTCAGGATCGCCCGGGCCTGCTCGATCAGGGCGGCCCGTTGTCTCCTCAGTTCCTTCGTGTTCATTCGTCCTCCTATTCGCGTTCTGCAAGAGCCAGGCGCCGCCGCACCAGGCTCAACGGCCGCCCAGGCGTTGCGGGCGGGTCGATCTTCTCCTCCTCGGCGAGCGACACTTCGCACGCCGCCGGCTGCGCCGAGCGGACGCCTGCGCCGGCGTCCGCTCCGACGGGCACCAGGCTCACCTCCTCCGGCTCCCAGTCCGTGGCGAGGAGACGCGGAGGCTTCTCGCCGGGAAATTCCTCGTAGCGGTACACCCGGTAGCCGATGCTCACGTTGCGGATCACGCCGTCGAGCACATCGCGCCAGACCGGATCCACGTCCGGCCGCCGACTGAACCGCACAAGCGCGCGGCCTTCTCCGTCCGCGAGCCATGCGCGCTCGACCACCCCGATGATGCCGCGCAGATCGAAGCGGTCGTGGGTGTTGAGCAGGGGAGCGCCGCTGTTGAGACGGCCGAGCCGCACATGGCCAGGCTGCATGGAGAGCTCCTCCACGTACACCTTCCCTGTCATCCAGTCCGCGCGCCGCACCGCCGCCCCCGTCGACCAGACCACTTCGATCGTGCGCTGTTCCTCGTTCGCCGTGGCCGGCGCGATCTGCGCCGCGCGCGTCTGCTGTGCCAGTTCGACAATCATTGCTCTCCTCCGTCCAGTTGCGTCAGGGGCACCATCTGGGCCTGCACGCGGTACACATCTCCGCCCGGAATCGGGTTCATCTCCTCGAGCTCGCGCACCTCGTCCTGGTTCAGGAACCCGGCCCGCAGGCCCGTGTTGTAGGCCTCGTAGCGGCTCTTCATGTCGCCCCGCAGCAGCGCGGCGACCAGGAACCGGCAGAAGTAGCCGTCGCCGAGCAGCTTCCTGTTGAACTCCTGCTCGAACCGGGTCATCCAGGGCAGCATCGAGTACTGGATGAATTCAAGCGACTGGTGCTCGATGTTCGAGAAGGTGGCCCGCTCCAGGTCTCCGATCAGATGGGGCGGCACGCGGTAGATGGCGGCAATCTCCGAGCGCTGGAACTTGCGCGTCTCCAGAAACTGCGCGTCATCCGGCGGGATCGTGGTCGCCACCCACTTTGCGCCGTCGTCGATCACCAGCGTCTTGTGGGCGTTCTCGACCGACCCGTAGGCCTTGTTGAACTCCTCGGTGAACTTCTGCCGGTCCTTGAGTCGGCCTGGCACCTGGAGGATTCCGCCGATCTTGGCTCCATTGGCGAACAGCTTTGCCCCGAACAGGGCGGCCGCCATGCCCGTGCCGATCGACTGCCGCGCCAGCCGGATCGGAGACCAGCCGACCAGGTCGTCGCCCAGCGTCCTGATGTGGATGATGTCCTCGGCCAGATACACACCGGCCCACGGGCTCGACCGGTCCTCGTAGCTGTAGACCAGCCGCCCGTTGAGCCGCTGCACCCGCATCCACTGCGGCGCCAGCGGCCACAGCGCCCGGGCCCGGCCAGCGCGGTTCCAGTCGATGAGCGCGTAGGCGTTGCCCCAGCGGTTGGCCCACTGCATCAATGTCTCGATGAATGTCGAGGCGCTGATCTCCGGGTTCGGCTCCTCCTTGAGCAGCCGGTAGGCGTAATGTTCAGGCGCCTTCTCGCGGCCGCGCTCGAGCTGGCGGTAGACGATCAGCGGCACCGAAGCCAGCGTCTCGCTGAGCACGCGGATGCAGGCGAACACCGTCGCGTAGTTCAGGGCGACGGTCTCATTCACAGCCACGCCCGCATCGGATTTGACCGCACCTAGCGCATCCCAGAGCCATTCCGCCGGGGACGACAGGCCGGTCACGAACTCCGAGGAGCGGATCTCCGGCATGATGTTTTCGCGGCCGGCGAGGGAAAAGAGGGTCTCGATCATACGACCAGCACCACTGGATCCGCGGCGCCGCCCGATCCGTCATGGACGATCAGGCGGGCCAGCGCGTTCAGAATGGCCACGATGCCGTCGATCCTCTTCCGCGAGTAGTGGCGGCTTGGCTTCACCGGCTTCATCAGGCCGTTCGAATCCTCCTTCACGGCCACGCAGTCGGCCATGAACCGCAACACAGGATTCCCGCCATGCCGGATCGTGCGGTCCTCCCAACGGCGCTCCAGCTCCCGGCAGGCCGCGTTCAGCCCGATGGTCGTCTGCCTGATGGGCACCATCCGCACGCCCGCGGCCTGCAGCTCCACGGCCGTCTGGTTCGCGTTGTAGATGTCGTAGCCGACCTCGAGCAGTTCGAACTCCTGCGCGCATTCGAGGATGCGGCGCTTGACCACCGTGTAATCGACCGTATTGCCTTCGGTGGCCTCAATGAGTCCTGCCTGCACCCAGCGGTCATATGGATAGCCGTCGAGCTTGGTCCTCTCCCGCACGGCCGCCGCCGGCATCCAGAAATGGCACAGGATGTCGATCATCCCGTCCTCGTGCGGGAACAGCAGCGCGAAGGCGGTCAGATCCACCGAGGTGGACAGATCGAGGCCTCCGAAGCACGGCCGGCCGCGCAGAGCTTCGCGGTCCACCTTGCCTGCGCAGGCATCCCATTTCTCCAGCGGGATCCATCGCGATTCCTGCTGCACCCAGCGGTTGAGCCGGAACCGCAGGAACTTGTTCAGCTCCGCCGGGTTCTGCTTGGCCAGACGCGCGGCTTCCGCCACCTTGTCCATGGGGAGGAAATCGCCCAGCGCCGGGTTCGCCTTGGCCCAGGTCTTCGGGTCCTCCCAGTCGTCGTTGTCGTCGGCGGCGAAAATGACCGGATAGTAGGACGGGTTTTCGAAAACGCCGCGCAGGAGCTGGCTCGCATATTCGTGCTGCTGCCAGCACAGCGGGCTCTCGTCGCGCACGCCGGCCGTGGTCAGCGCCACAGTCAGCGGCTGCGTGCGCGTGTCTCCGCCGAGCGTGAGGATGTCCCAGAGGTCGGAGTTCTTCTGCCGGTGCAGCTCGTCGAAGATCACGCCGCTCGGGTTGATGCCGTCCTGCGTGCCGGCGTCCGCGGAGATCGCGCGGTAGAAGCTGTCCGTCGGCCGGTAGTAAATCGTCTTCGTCGAGTTCAGCACTTCCGTGCGCCGCCGCAGCGGCGGGCATTGCATCACCATGCGCCTCGCCAGCCGGTAGATGATGGCTGCCTGATCGCGCGCGCTGGCCGCCCCGTAGACCTCGGCTCCGGCCTCCCCGTCCGCGGCCAGCAGGTACAGGGCGATTCCGGCGGCCAGCTCGCTCTTGCCGTTCTTCTTCGGGATCTCGATGTAGACGGTTGAATACTGCCGCGTGCCGTCATCCTTGACCGTCCCGAAGATGTCCCGGATGATCCGCTTCTGCCATTCAGCCAGGAGGAAGGGCCGGCCGGCGTACTTGCCCGTTCCATGCTTCAGGTAGCGCTCGAAAAACGCGACAGCGCGATCGGCCTTCTTCCGATCGAACGGCATTGCCTACGAGAACATCCCGTCCGGGTCATCGTGGATCTCCTGCTTCGGGATGTTGATCTTGCCCCGCGACGCCGGAGTCAGACCGAACAGGTCGCTCCATTTCTGCAACGCCGCCCGGTACTGCCTGGCGATCTGCAGGGCCGGGTTCTTCACCAGGCCGCGCTGTCCGGGGATCAGAACTCCCTGCTCGGCGATCTGGCGCTCGCATTCCTCCAGCCGCACGCGGCAAAGGCAGTAATCGGCCAGAGCCGCCTGGTCGAGCTCGGACAGATCCCCGCGGGCGAAGAGCAGCTTCGTGAGCCGCTCCCATTCGCTCAACGCCTCCGGCGGCAAGCTCGCCGGAGGCTCAGGGAAGCCGGGAAGGTGCTGAATGACCTTCGCAGGGCGTTTGTTCGGGTTTCCCCGCCGGTCCTGGATGGCCTGCGGCTTGGCAGTGCGTGGCATCAAAATTCGAGTTTCATTTCGCGGGCGTTTGCGCGCGGCGCCCGGCGGGGTCTACGCCGGCGCCGGCCAGGGATCCTCCCTCCCCCCTCGGCCCGGCCCGGCCGGCCCAGCCCGACTCGCGCGCCGTCTTCCGGTCGTGGCAGGGCTTGCACAACGGCTGCCAGTTCGACCGGTCCCAGAACAGGTTCTGATCTCCGCGGTGCGGCTGGATGTGATCCACGACTGATGCCAGAGCCGTCGCGCCACGCCGCGCGCATTCCGCGCAGAGCGGGTGCTCGGCCAGGAACGCCTTCGACGCTTCCCGCCACCGCCGGCCGTAGCCGCGGCGGGCTGCGCTCTCGCGCCGCGCGTCCGGCCCCAGCAGCTTCTCATGGGCCGCACAGTAGCCGTGCTCGACCAGGCGCGGACAACCGGGCACGGGGCATGGCTTCTTCGGCGCCTCCGGCATCAGTGTCCCCGCGACTGCTCCCAGACTTCTTTCCGCAGGTAGATCTCGTCGATTTCCCTGCGCAGGGCGGCCTCCCGCTCGGCCAGCTCCTTCAGGATCAGGGCCTTCAGGTAGGCGTTGAACACCTGCCCCACGAGAGCCAGCAGCGAGGCCGCCACAGCCAGGTATTCCGTGCTCATGATTCTTTCCGGTACGGCG